GACGGCGGCACACTTGCAACAGTGGCTGCCGCCATCGCCAAAGCAACGTGGGACGAAACATGAACCGCTTGCAAGTCCTCACGATGGTGGTCTACGCAACTGCCATCGTCGTCGGCCTGCTGGATCTGCTGGTCTGGCGCCCCTAACTTAACGAAAGCAAACCATGGCATTCAATCTGAACTCAATCAAACGCTCAACTGGCATCAAAGCCCCTCGCGTGATGATCTATGGACCACACGGCCTGGGCAAAACCACCTTCGGCGCCGGCGCACCAAACCCGATTTTCATCATCACCGAGGATGGCCTGGGCCGCCTCGAGGTCGATCACTTCCCCCTAGCCACGGCTTTTCAGGAAGTGCTTGATGCGATTGGCACACTGTATTCTGATGATCACAATTTCGGTACCGTCGTCATCGACTCGCTCGACTGGCTCGACAACCTCATCTGGTCTGACATTCACGCCACGCACCAGGAGAAAGATCTTGCCTACGGCAAGGGTGCGGTGATCGCCGCTGGCTACTGGCGCCAGATCTTAGAAGGCTTAAACGCGCTGCGTGACGAGCGCGGCATGGCCGTGGTCTTAATCGCCCACACCGAGATCAAGCGCTTCGACTCGCCCGAGACGGAGCCCTATGACCGCTATCGCCCCAAGCTCCAAGAGCGCAGCTCCGCGCTGATTCAGGAGTGGTGCGACGCCGTGCTCTTTTGCAACTACCGCGTCATCACCAAAGAAACTGAGGTCGGCTTCAACAAGGAAGTGCGCCGCGGTGTGACCACCGGCGAGCGCCTGATGTACACGACCGAGAAACCCGCTTATTTGGCCAAGAACCGCTACGGCCTGCCCGATTCCCTCCCGCTGTCCTGGGAGAGTTTTGCAACATCCATCGCCAACTGAAAGGAAATTGAACCATGGCACAACTGAACTTTGATGCAAACAACGTCGAGCCCGCAGACACTTTTGATGTTCTGCCCAAGGGCAAGTATCTCTGCATGGCTGTCGCCTCTGAAATCAAGCCCACCAAGAACGGCACGGGCGAGTACCTGGAGATCACCTTCGAGGTGCTCGATGGCCAGGGTAAGAGTCGCAAGATCTGGGAGCGCTTGAACATTCGCAATGCCAACAAGAAGGCAGAAGAGATCAGCCAGCGCCAGCTGTCTGCTCTGTGCCGCGCAGTCGGCGTGCTGAACCTGCAAGACAGCAACCAGCTGCACAACCTGCCGGTGGTGCTCGACATCGACATCGAGCAGCGCGAAGGCTACGGCCCGCAAAACCGCGTCAAGGGTTACAGCCCCAGCAGCAACAGCGCGCCGGTACCAAGTAGCCCTGCCCTGCGCCAGTCGGCACCGGCCCCGGCCCCGCAGGCAGCACCCGCTGCATCGGCGCCGCCTGTGTGGAAAACCAGAAAGGCCGCGGCCTAGTCAATCACGGGGGAAAGCGGATGCTGTGTGCGCCACGCCGGTAACTAACTGGATGTAATGCGGCACAGACGCAGCGAGTACCCCACCTTCAACTGAGAGCTGAACATGAGACTACCTGAACCTGTTCACACCCACACCACGGCAGACGCGATCGTGCAGTGGTGGGACAAGCAACCCGACGAGCCGCGCCCACATTTGGGCGCAAGCGAAATCGGCCGGCCGTGCGACCGCGCTATCTGGTACAGCTTCCGCTGGGCCACGAAGAAGAAATTCCCAGGCCGCATCAAGCGCCTGTTCGATCGCGGCAACCGTGAAGAAGAAGTCTTCATGCGCGAGCTCAAGGGGATCGGTGCCGAGGTTTATGACCGCGACCCGGTGACCGGCTTGCAGCACCGCTTCGAGGCGATCGATGGCCACTTCGGCGGCAGCTGCGACGGCGTCGCACGCAACCTGCCCGAGGCGCCCAAGAGCTGGTGCATCGTGGAATTTAAAACGCACGGCGCAAAGAGCTTCGCCGACCTGGTCAGCAAAGGCGTCGAGGTATCCAAGCCCGAGCACTACGCACAGATGCAGGTCTACATGGGATTGGCCGAGCTGGATCGCGCCCTGTACCTGGCGGTGAACAAAGACACCGACGAGCTGCACAGCGAATGGATCCACTTCGACAAGGCTGCATTTGCAGCGCTGCTTGAGCGTGCCGAGAAGATCATCCGCGCCGACGAGCCGCCGCCAGGCATCAGCACCGACCCGGCTTGGTGGCAGTGCAAGATGTGCGACCACCAGAATGTATGCCACGGCGAGTTTGCTGCGATAAAAAACTGCCGCACCTGCGTGCATGCAAGCCCAGCACACGACGCACTGTGGCATTGCGCAGCACACAAGCGCAACCTGTCCGTGGCCGAGCAGCGTATCGGCTGCCGGTCCCACTTGGTGCTGCCACCGCTGGTGGCTTACGCCGAAGCGATCGACGCCGGTCCTGACTTCATCAAGTACCAGCACAAAGACGACGGGACCATCTTTGCCAACTGCACCGAGGACGCAGACAAGAGCGAAGAAAACATGGGCACCGACATTGTGGCTTGCTTTGACAGCGCCGAGCTGCAGCACGTGCCGCGCTCACAACTGTCGGACAAATTTACTTTAGAGATCCGAAAAACTTTTGGCGCGCGCATGGTGGGTGGCGAGAAATTGGAGAGCGCATGACATCCGCAGAAAAACTTGTGTTGGTTTTTTACTCCATCGTCGCCGTGTGCTCGATTACCGCATTCGTCGTGGTGCTATCAATGGACCCCGCGCCGCGCAAGGTGCCCTGCTCGATCGCCGAGATCAGCCCAGATGTAACACCGGAGGAGCGCAAGCAATGCCGCATGATCAGGGGGCATAAGCTGTGACTGACAAACCAATCACCACCGACGAGTTGTGGTTCCGTGACCCGGCAATCAATCCACCACCACGCGCCGCCAGCCTGTTGCTGTTAAATCCCGGCGGCGTGCTGATCGTGGGCAACTGGACCGACGACTGCCTGGGCTGGTGCCCAAAACCCAAGATCCCGGCCAGCATCAAGGCCAAGATGACTGCAGCACGCGAGCTGCAAAACACCCAGACAACGGACTGGAAATGAAAGCACGCCCCTATCAATCTGAAGCAATCGCCAGCATCTTTGACTGGTTTGCCGCAGGCCATGATGCACCGCTGGTGGTGCTGCCTACCGGTGCCGGCAAAAGTTTTGTGCTGGCCGAGTTCATCCGCCAGGCGATCACGTCCTACCCTGACACGCGCATCCTGGTCGTCACGCACGTCAAGGAACTGGTCGAGCAGGACGCCGCTGCGATCCGCCGGGTGTGGCCGCACGCAAGCGTCGGCATCTACTCTGCCGGCCTGGGCCTGCGCCAATTCAAACCGATCACGGTCGCCAGCATCCAGTCGATCTACAAGCGCGAATCCTTCTATGGCCGGTTCGATCTGATCATCGTCGACGAAGCGCACCTGATCCCGCACGCGAGCACCGGCATGTACCGCAAGCTGCTGGAGAAATCCGCCCAGGCAAACCCCGACGTGAAGCTAATCGGCCTAACAGCCACGCCCTACCGGCTGGATTCGGGCGTGCTGCACCAGGGCGAAGGCGCCATGTTTGACGGCATCAGCTATGAGGCGAACGTCGCTGACCTAATCACAGCAGGCTACCTGTGCCCGCTGACCGCGCAGCACGGTGCCAATGTGGATCTGTCCGGCGTGCGCATGGTTGGCGGCGAATTTAATCTCGGCCAGCTCGGCGAGCGCATGGCGGCCATGGAACTAGTCCAGCACCACGCCGACCTGATCATCGAGCGCTGCGCTAATCGCAATGCCTGGCTGATCTTTTGCGTCACCGTGCAGCACGCAAGTGCAATAAGTGCAGCGCTCAAGGTGCGCGGCATCCCGGCAGCCTACGTCTCCGGCGAGACGCCCAACGACGAGCGCGACCAGATCATCGGCGACTTCAAGACCGGCCGCCTGCGCGCCCTGGTTAACTGCAACATACTGACCACGGGCTTTGATCACCCGGCGACCGACGCGGTCGTCATGCTGCGCCCGACCATGTCGCCAGGCTTGTACGTGCAGATGGTCGGCCGCGGCCTGCGCCTGCACGAGAGCAAGACCAACTGCCTGGTGCTCGACTTTGGCGGCAACGTGCGCCGGCACGGATTCATCGATGCGGTCGAGCCGCCACGCAAAGGCAAGAAAAGCGAGGCCCAGGAAGCGCCGGTCAAGGAATGCCCGGAGTGCCACCGCCTGGTGGCCATCAGCCTGCACGTGTGCGAGTGCGGCCATGAGTTTGAAATCGCCCCGCGCACAAACGAAAAGGAAGCGCACGTCGGCGTCATGCTGGCTGCCCAGGTAGCGCCCACTGAGCTCGACGTGATGCGCGTCTATTACGGCCGGCACATAGGCAAGTCAGGCGTGCCGACCCTGCGCGTGGATTACCAGTGCGGCCTGCGCACCGTCACCGAATACGTGTGCATCGAGCACACCGGCTATGCGCGCACGAAGGCAATCGCCTGGTGGGGTCAGCGCTCAGAGAATCCTTTTGAGCAAGCGCCAAGTACCGTTGACCAGGCAGTGCTTGAGGCAGCCTATCTGCGCAAGCCCGCCCGCCTGCTGGTGTCATTTGCCAGCAAGTACCCAGAGATCAAACGGCATATGTTTGCGCCGGATGATGCGGTTATGTCAACCTGATGGCCTAATTACAATACCGAGCTATTATGCGAACGCTGATCAAGCTGACGTTTTATGTATGGCTGGCAATCACGGCCGTGCTGGCGTGGACCATGGACTGGCAGGTGCCGTCCGGGCAAATCGCGCTGGTGGGCTTATGTGCGCTGTCTTTTATAGGTGGCGTGTGTGGCGTCTTATTCACCATTCACGGCACGCTTTACGAGGAGTGATCATGAATCAACCTGCAGTCAACGATGCAAACAAACCGCTGCGCTTTATCGACACTGGCAAAGTCAAAATTGGCGTGCATTACGTGCCACGCCCAAAAGCAGAAACGTATTGGGATACCGAAACGCTGCAGCGCAGTCTGCTACCGCAGGCACTAGGGCCACTCAACCCGATGGGATGGCCGACGCCACGCAAGATCCTGCGCTGGTTGCTCACGTGATGCCGTCCCCACCCGTTACCCGCAACGCCATTCTGGCGCTGCTAGAAGAGCAAGGGCCATTGCATGCGGCAGCAATCGCCGAGCACCTGGGCAAAAGCGTGCGCACCGTGCGCAGCGCAATCCGCTTGATGCACAAGCTGCGCTTAATTCACATCAGTGGATGGCACCGCAATTTGGGAGTTCGCGGAGATTGGGCTGCGATCTACGCGCAGGGCAATGGCCCGGACCGTAAGCCGCCACAGGTCGATGCCCACAAGCAGGCCAATGAACGCTACCGGGAAAAGTACCGCGAGGTTTTGCGCCGGCGCATGAGCGCTAGGCGAGGCAAGCCAGTAAACCCATGGCTTGCAATTTTGCAGATTTTTTAAAGGAGACAACAATGAGCAGACATTTTTTGAACAACTCTACAGAAGAAGAGCTGCGCAAAAATGCCGAGCGAGTAGCGCGCAAGCAGTGGCAAGGCCAGGTCGCCACACCCCGCACGTTCATTAAGACTGGAACTTACACCGGAGCAGAGCTGCAAGCGCGCTGGCGCAAAACCATTTGGGACGATGTGCCTAGCTTGCTGGGCGGCCAACGTCGGGTCAAATGTTTCTGACAAAAGACGAGCTGCGCCAATTGACTGGCGTGGCACGCAAGGCTGGCCAGATTGTGCAGTTGCGCAAGATGGGGATTGCGTTCTACATTAACGCAATAGGCGAACCCATTGTTGCAAAAGCAACGATAGAAATGGGAGTTGCCAAACATGACAACGTCAAACCGTGGAGTCCTAGAGTCCTTGGGTCGTAAGCGCACAACTAACCTGAACCTCCCGCTGCACATGAAGGCGCGCAAGCGCTCCAGCGGGACGTACTTCTATTACTTCAACGGCAGAAAAGAGTTGCCGCTGGGTAAGGACTACGTTGCTGCAGTCGCCAAATGGGCAGAGCTTGAGAGTGGCAATGCCAAAGCGCTGGTTCCGAAGATCACCTTTCGCTTTATTGCCGAGAAGTATTTTCAGTCCGAATCGTACAAAGCCAAAGCGCCGCGCACGCAGAAAGATTACTTGCGCGATGTCGCCAAGCTGTACGAATACTTCGACAACCCGCCTGCGCCGGTCGATGAGATCGAGCCGCATCACATTGCGCTCTATCGTGATTGGCGCAAAAGCACACACTCTACGCAAGAGCTTGGCTGCTTCTCTGCTATCTGGGCAAACGCCAAAGAGAAGGGCTACACCAAACTACCCAACCCGGCATCAGGCATCAAGCGCAACCGTGGCGCTGGCCGAGATGTGTACGTCGACGACGAGCTGTTCAATCGCGTCTATGAAAAGGCAGACCAGCCTACCCGCGACGCAATGGACTTGGCCTGGCTGGCCGGTCAGCGACCCGGCGACAGCCTGCGCTTTAAGGAAACCGACATCCGCGAGGGGGCGCTCTGGGTACACCAGGGCAAGACCAGCGCGAGAGTGCGAATCGAAATCACCGGCAGGCTGGCCGAGGTGATCGAACGGATCAAGGCACGCAAGGCCGCCACGCCAGGCATCAGATCGCTTGCGCTGGTCGTCAACGAACGTGGCCTGGCTCTGAGTGCCTCGGCCCTAGACAATCGCTTTGAGGCCGCCAGGCGGGCTGCTGGCGTGGAGCTGAACAGCTTCCAGTTCCGCGACCTGCGCGCCAAGGCAGCCACCGAAACGGAAGAGCAGATCGGAATGGAAGCTGCGCAGAATCTTTTAGGTCACAAGAGCTCCGGCAT